GAGAGTGTTAGGCGATAGAGCATACAATGAGCGCCGTGGCTTTTATAGTTTCTATGTTGACAAAATTCATCATATGTATGGTCAGCAAGGCATGGCGGAAAATAACGCCGTCAATGTACCGCAAGGGTGGGAAGCAAAAACTCAAGCAGATGGCAGCACACGCATATCTAAAATAGGTAGCATACCAAGTGATGTGTATAAACAGAACATGGCAGATTATAAAGCCAAAAACTGGACTCTAGAAAAAATAGCCGATTATGAACAAAGAATGGCATCTGGTCAAGGATACACGGATGCAGAAAGATCTGCAAACTATCAACAACAACAAAAATACTTTGGCAAACTTGCAAATACGGGTGATCTTGACGAACAAGGTGTGGCGGAATCCAATACACTGATGAAAAAACTGCACCAAGCCTTGTTACAAGAAGGCCGTGTGAAAGAATTAGCTGATGATCTCAAAACAATGAACGACGCTGAGTTCATGAAGAAATACGGTAAAGCCAAAGCCGCAATCCGTAAAGACATGAAGAAAGTGGACGAGGGCAATGCCAACAGTGGTCGACGTGGCCCAAACTCTCCGCCGGATAATACTCCAGTTAAACTGGGTCGAGTACAAAAAGTCAAGACTGGAATCAAACATCATGCAGACTCAAGTCGCTATGGTGGTACTGTACCAGATACAGACAATGACCATCTGCTGAGTCCGGCGGCAAGACATCGTTTGCACAAAGCAGTCACTCCTGATCAACAAGACCTAGACGAAGGCAATATGCCACAGTCGGTTATCAAAAGCAAACAAAAATATGCTGACATGAGTGATCAAGAGTTTCATGCAGCACACAAAAATAAATCTGAAGATGATCTAAAAAGCATGGCTTGGCGCCACGGATATGGCAAGGGCAGCAATCATTATGTAAACCGACATAAAAAAGGCGGCGGGCAACTCAACGAACTATCTAACGTTAAGTTAGGACTATATAAAACTGCTGCCGGCAAAGATGCTACTGCTGCTGATAAAGCTGGCAATTTTAAGCGCGGCAATAAGCGTATGAGTGGCATTACCAATGCAACTAAAAAAGAATTGGATAATGATGCAGCAAAGGCAGCAGCAGATGCAGCAGCAAAGACAAAAAAGATTGACGAAAGTCGTCAAGCTCGCCAAGCACTCATGGCTAAAATTGTGAACCACCGTTGAGTTAGCCAAAAAGTCTTGTGATAACTTCACAAAGTTGTTATACTATGTTTTTACTGGAGATACTCGATGAAAACATTTAACGGTGATCAGAAAATTAAGCTGATTCAGATTGTTCAGGAAGGCATGCAGGTCATGCACGAAGTTGATACACTCACCGGCGGACTCAATGACACTATCAAAGCCATTGCCGAAGAACTGGAAATCAAACCAGCTGTGTTGAAGAAAGCTATCAAGCTGGCACACAAGGCCGAATTTGGTAAGGCCAAACAAGACCACGAACAGTTAGAAACCATCTTGGAAACTGTGGGCAAGACTCTTTGACCCAGAGCTTTGCAGAATGGCGTACCAGCGCGGCGGATTATGTACGAGAAGATTTTCGTGCATATCCTTTGCGTTTTTGTTTGGAATTAGTAGGCTGGGCGATATCACTGGGTTGTAGTTTGACCTATGCCATCACTGTGCCTAACTTGCCATTCATACCACTGTACATGGCATTTATCACAGGATGTTTGATCATGGCCTGGTGTGCATACACACGCGGTAGCTTTGGCATACTAGGAAACTATTTGATACTAAGTATAATTGACAGCGCAGGGCTAATAAAATTGCTACTACAGAGCAATTGAGAATCGTTCACTTCACGAACATGAATCACGGCTACCAGCCATAATTGGAGATAGATGAGCTACGTTGACGCACTTTATGATCGAGCACACGATCGAATTCACGTTGTTGAACGTGTAAACAACCAAAGGGTATATCGAGAATATCCAGCCAACTACGTGTTCTACTACGACGATCCACGTGGTAAATTCCGCAGCATCTATGACACCCCTGTAAGTAGATTTTCTTCGCGCAACAATAAAGAGTTCCGCAAAGAAGTGCGAATGCATTCTAGCAAGAAGATCTATGAGAGTGATATCAATCCTATCTTTCGCTGTTTGGAGGACAACTACAAAGGCCAAGATGGTCCTCGACTACACACAGCATTCTTTGACATTGAAGTAGACTTTGATCCATTGCGCGGATTCTCACCTGTGAGTGATCCGTTCAATCCTGTCACCGCCATATCTGTATACATGGATTGGTTGGATCAGATTGTTACTCTGGCGGTGCCACCAAGACACATGAGCATGGCCACTGCTAGAGAAATTGCTGCGGAGTTCGACAACTGCTTTATGTTTGAAAAAGAAGCAGACATGTTGAACACATTCTTAGACCTGATCGAAGATGCAGACATCCTCACTGGATGGAATTCAGAAGGTTATGACATACCTTACACAGTGAATCGCATAACTCGAGTACTCAGCAAAGATGACACACGACGTATGTGCTTGTGGAATCAGTTTCCTAAACAACGTATGTTTGAACGCTTTGGCGCAGAGAATGAGACCTTTGACTTGGTGGGGCGAGTGCATATGGACTATATGCAATTGTATCGCAAGTACACATATGAAGAACGTCATAGCTATGCACTAGATGCCATTGGTGAATATGAAGAGATTGGACGCAAGACTGCATTCGAAGGCACCTTGGATCAGTTATACAATCAAAACTTCAAGACCTTTATTGATTACAACCGCCAGGACACAATGTTGATTAGCAAATTAGACAAGAAGCTACGTTTCTTGAGTCTAGCCAACACACTGGCGCATGAAAATACTGTGCTATTGCAAACCACAATGGGTGCAGTAGCAGTGACCGAGCAAGCTATTATTGTGGAAGCTCACGAACGTGGTATGATAGTTCCCAACCGTAAAGAAAGGCTCTCAGATGAAGACACGCAAGCCGCAGGTGCCTATGTTGCTTATCCCAAAAAAGGTCTCCACGACTGGATTGGTAGCATTGACATCAACTCGCTCTATCCCTCGGCTATTCGAGCCCTCAACATGGGCCCAGAAACCATTGTTGGCCAACTCCGTCCCATAATGACTGACCGGCTGATCAAGGACAAAATCACCCGAGGCGACAGCTTTGCTGCTGCTTGGGAAGGATTGTTTGCCAGCCTGGAATACACCGCGGTGATGGAACAACAACGTGGCACAGAGATCACGGTAGATTGGCAGAACGGCGAGGAAACCATACACTCAGCAGCCGAAATATGGCATCTTGTTTTTGACTCAAATCAGCCTTGGATACTCAGTGCCAATGGAACTATTTTCACTTATGAAAAGAAAGGTATCATTCCTGGGCTACTAGAACGTTGGTATGCTGAACGCAAGGAGATGCAAAAAAAAGCCAAGGAATACGAAGGCAAGGATGATGTTCAGTTCGAATATTGGGACAAGCGGCAACTGGTCAAGAAAATTAACTTGAACAGTTTGTACGGCGCTATCTTGAACCCAGGTTGCAGATTCTTTGACAAACGTATTGGACAATCAACCACCTTGGGCGGAAGAACCATTGCCAAACACATGGATGCGTATGTGAATGAGTGTATCACCGGAGAGTACGATCACACTGGCAAGAGCATTATCTATGGTGACACAGACTCGTGTTACTTCAGTGCGTGGCCGATGTTGGAGAAAGAAGTCGCCGAAGGACGTATGGAGTGGTCGGCAGAAACTTGCATTGCATTGTACAACTCTATTGCAGATCAAGTGAATGACTCATTTCCGAGATTCATGGAACAGGCATTTCACTGTCCGCGAGAAATGGGTTCTGTGATACGTGGCGGTCGAGAAATTGTGGCACGTACTGGATTGTTTATTACCAAGAAGCGTTATGCTGTGTTGTACATTGACAAAGAAAACAAACGTGTGGATGTGAATGGCAAACCAGGCAAGGTCAAGGCCATGGGCCTGGATCTCAAACGCAGTGATACCCCTGTGGTTATTCAAGAGTTCCTTAGCGAGATTCTAAATAAGGTACTAACAGGAACACAGAGAGAAGAAATCGTGGCACGTATCAGAGAGTTCAAATATCTATTTACTGACCGACCGGGTTGGGAAAAAGGATCACCTAAACGTGTAAACAACTTGACCAAGTACGGCAAAGCAGAAGAACGTGAGGGCAAGACCAACATGCCTGGACATGTGCGAGCAGCCATGAACTGGAACACATTGCGTAGAATGAATTCAGACAACTATAGCATGCAGATTGTAGATGGTATGAAAACCATTGTATGTAAACTCAAAAGCAATGCGTTAGGGTGGACCAGTATCGGTTATCCCACAGATGAGATGCACTTGCCGCAGTGGTTTAAAGAATTACCATTTGATGACTCTGGTATGGAAACCACAGTGGTGGATCAAAAGATTGACAATCTCTTGGGCGTGTTAGGATGGGATTTAAAATCAAGTACCAACACAGAAAACACATTTACTAGTTTATTTTCCTTCGAATGAAGCTCAGTGAAATAGTTGCATATCTAAACCATCTAGACACACTCAGTGTAGAATCTGCTGCGGCTGCTGCTGTGGGTGAGCTGGAAAAAATAAATTACACTATACAAAATAGTAAAATACAAATACCGTACAAAACATCTAATCTAACTTCTAACTACAATGACATAAAACTACTCTTAGACAGTTATGAAGAAAATTTAAAAAAATTACGAGCAGATGTGTTTGATCTGATACAGCAACAGGAGCCAGCATATCTTGCCAATGGCCGAGAATTGTATCAAGGTATGCGGCACGAAACACCCGAATACATACTTCAAAGAACTGTACAAATTGATTCAGACTCCTTGTTATTTTTACGAAAGAGACTGCAAGGATTGCATTGTGATTGGCGGTATCCTGGTATGATCATACGCCCTGCACATAGTCCTTGGGTAGAAGATTTAGTATCATTGGATCCATTGTATTTTGTTGATACACATGCAGATTTACTCAAGCCGGTCGTGGATAAATTTACTCCAGAATATCAACGTAGACTCCGACGCTATGTAATTGACGAATATGGTGATGCTCCTGCGTTTTGGAACTTACCGCAGAGACAATTTGGGTTTGTATATTCGTTTGGATATTTCAACTTCAAGCCATTGGAAATAATCAAACAATATCTTTCAGAAATATTTGAGTTGCTGCGTGATGGCGGCACATTCTTATTCAGTTTCAATGACAGCGACCAATGGAGAGCGGTGGGATTAGCTGAACATTATTTCTGTTGTTATACTCCTGGTAGATTAGTACGCGAGCATGCTTTGTCATTGGGGTATAAAATTGATTTTGATCATGATGTTAATTCTGTTGTGTCTTGGTTAGGATTACGTCGGCCTGGTACAATAACCAGTATTCGTGGCGGGCAAGCATTGGCAATGGTTTTAAGAATACCAGAGCCTGAACCGGAAATAATACCCGAGCCAGAAATAGAAATACTACCAGAAGTTGTTGACATTAGTATTCAAGATCGCTATAATAGCTTAGACCTAGGCGAATTGATTGACTTGGCCAGGATGTTATCTGTTGATATATCCAATGACAAAAACAAAGGCATGTTTAATATTAAAAAAGTTCGCCGAACTGTAAAACAATATCTGGATGACCACAACTGGCCAGAAAAACAATTGAAAAGATTATTTAAAAGGAAACCAAAATGAAAGACCATCTCTTAGATCTAGTACAACACACATTTGATCTTGGCTGCATTGACTTGATCAAAGTCACTGGCACCGACGCAGATACTGTGATAAACGGCGTTGCTGAAGACAAATCTGTGATTCTTGAAGCACACTTTGCCAATCCAGTAGCCGACTTCATGGGCACGTTTGGCATGCCCAATCTTGGCAAACTCAAAACATTGTTGAACTTGCAGGAATACCGCGAAGATGCCAAGCTAACAATTACTCGACGCGCTACTGGTGAACCAGATGGTATCAACTTTGAAAACAAAGCAGGTGACTTCCGCAACAACTACAGATTCATGGCCAGTGAGATTGTGAACGACAAACTCAAAACACTAAAATTCAAAGGTGTAAACTGGCATATCACATTTGAACCCACAGTGGCTGCTATCCAACGTTTGAAGATGCAAGCACAGGCCAATTCTGAAGAACCAAACTTTCAAGTCAAAACTGACAACAAAAATTTGAAGTTTTTCTTTGGTGATCACTCCACCCACAGTGGTAACTTTGTGTTTCAATCCGATGTTACTGGCACACTCAAACATTCATGGAGTTGGCCAGTGGCACAAGTCACTAGCATACTTGGACTTACCGGTGACAAGACCATGAAGATCAGTGATGATGGCTGTATGCAAATCACTGTGGATTCGGGTATGGCTGTTTATAACTATATTTTGCCTGCACAGACCAAGTGATACAACAAGACAATCTTACCGCCAAACAACTAGATTATGCTGTGTTCTTACCAGCTATCTCAGGCTTCTATGCTACGTTTGTGGGCAAACAACGCAATGAAAACTATGTAGATCCTGCTCGAATGCCTGCCGGGCTAACAGACATGGAACAGATGAATTGGCTCAACAGTACCAAAGCATTGTTTCCATACAAGTGGAGTCTATACTCAGGTGGGCATGCCAATTTGGATCTTAACAAACAAGATTGGTCTGAGGACATGGTTCGCAATCGTGAGCCCGGCACGTTCATGCTGGGTGACTCTGGTGGATTCCAGATTGCCAAGGGCTTGTGGGAAGGTGACTGGCGTGCTAACTCGGGTTGTGCCAAAGCACAGAAGAAACGTGCAGCTATCTTTACATGGCTAGACACTGTGAGTGACTATGGTATGATATTGGATATTCCTACCTGGGTGATCCATGACAAGAAAGCCAGCAAGGCCTGCCAGATTACCACACTTCAAGAAGCAGTGGATGCTACCAAGTTCAACAACGAATACTTCATGAAGAACCGTAAGGGCAAAGATGCGGGTGGTGCCAAATTCTTGAATGTGTTGCAAGGTGATAATCACACCTCGGCAGAACAATGGTATCAAACCATGAAGCACTACTGCGATCCAACACAATACCCGGGCAAGCACTTTGATGGATGGGCCATGGGAGGGCAGAACATGTGCGATGTGCATCTTGTGCTCCGTCGTCTAGTGGCGTTGAGACATGACAATCTGCTGCAACAAGGGTTGCATGATTGGATGCACTTCTTGGGCACATCAAAGTTGGAATGGGCTGTGCTACTCACCGTGATTCAAAGAGCTGTTAGGAAATACGTTAATCCGGATTTTACTATATCATTTGATTGTGCCAGCCCATTCCTCGCCACTGCCAATGGGCAGGTATATCATCATATTGACTTGCCACACAACAAAAAGTGGTGCTACAGGATGAGCCCTATTGCGGACGACAAGAAGTACAGTACAGACACCCGGCCTTACAGGCAGGCTGTGTTAGCAGATGGCCTTGTGGATCACTTTGATGAAAGTCCACTTAGCCGACTGTACACCATGAAAGACATCTGCATCTATCGGCCCGGTGATCTAAACAAGATTGGAAAAGAAGGTAAAACATCTTGGGACTCATTCTCATATGCATTGCTGATGGGGCATAATGTTTGGACTCATTTGGAAGCGGTGCAACGTGCTAACAGAACATTTGATTCTGGTTCGTGGCCTCGGATGATGTGGAACGAAAAAGGTGACCATGCTCGCTTTGCAGACATTGTGGAAGCTATCTTTGCCACATCTGACCGTGCTGAGTCCGAAGCTATCATTGAAAATTATGAACGATACTGGATGGATATTATTGGCACAAGAGGATTCAAAGGCAAGAAAGCCAAGAATGCCAATACACAGTTTTCGGCATTATTTGATGTAGAAGAAGTTGACACTGACCCTGAAGATCTGTTAAACTCACAAGCATTACAACAACTTGAACAGGATCAGGTATGAACCGAGAAGGTCACGAAAACGCCAAGTTCTTTTACGGAACAGAAGTAGAACACACACCCGCATTGGGCAAAAAAACTTTGTTTGTGGTAGGTGTGCAAACAACCGATGATATTGCTGCCCACTTGCAAGGCTGTGAACATATCTACTTTGGTGCCAATCAGAGTTTTCCTAATCTGGCTATCAATGATGCCGATGCCTGGTGGGCGTGGGAAGATATGATTACCACATTCTTGAAGAAAGATTACTTATGTACATTGGACATAGATGTTGGATGTGCGGAGGGCCTGCTGGAAAGTGGATTGTGTGAACGCCATAACTTCATTCCAATGATCTCAGTCAAGCTACCTTACATACGTCAACTGGGGTACAATGCTGTACTCAAACTGGACGACAAAGATTTTGCTGCTACCAATCTAGGCGTTTGGTGTCACAGCATACACGATTTACAAAATCGAGACCATTTTACAGACTGGTCTAAATATACCAAGGACGAAGTATTATGAACGAACGCGATCGAGCACTTGTAGAAACACGACAACGCATCAAAGATCATGCCATGCGTACAATTTTTGTACGATTTCAAAAGGAAGGCATACACTGCTATCCAGCAGCAGCTACAGATCCTGCACTGGCCACAGGTGATGCGTATGATGTGAGCTTCTTAGCCAGCCCACACAGACACATATTTCACTTTGAAGTGACCATACAAGTATTCCATAACGACCGTGATATCGAATTCATTCAATTCAAACGCTGGTTAGAAAAGCTCTATGCAGGCGGCACATTAGAACTCAATTACAAGAGTTGTGAAATGATTAGCGATGAGCTTTACGATCAAATCGCTGCTCGCTATCCTGATCGCAACATTGTTATCAATGTAAGCGAAGACGGAGAAAACGGTGCTGTGATTGTTTACAACATCGGCACTCCTTATCAAACACTCAAAATCTAATAGGAAACAACATGGCCAAAGTCATTATCAAACACAACCCCCGTACTGAACAAACTTGGGAAGATTTAGACAACTACCGTGAGTTCTGTGTGGACTACGGTTACAAGTTCAACGAGTCGGACTTGTATAACTTCCGCAGTTATGCATTCCAACAATTCAACAAGCACAGTCAAGGCAAGCCGGCCAAGAACATGTGGGATGAAGATACTCGTCGTCTAGCAGGATATCGTGCATGACAGAACTGTCAAGGTATATACCTGGTGCCATTGAACCGCAGGTACAATACTCTGAAATATTAAAAAATGTCAAACATGTGTTCAAGGGCAAATCTGTACTAGATCTAGGATGTCATACTGGTGCATCTACTAATTTGATTTTGAAAGAATATCATGCAAAATCAGTGGTTGGTGTTGATTTTTCTCCTAGTGCGATAGAGAAAGCAATAGTGTCTTTTCCGGAATCATCGTTTTATTGTTATGACTTAGCCGAATACAACAGCTGGAATGCTCTTGTCAAATCAGCCGATGTTATAACAACCATGAGCAATTTTTACCACTTGTATGACCACTTTAATCAAATTAAAACTATGTGTGATTCACACATTGAATATTTGTTGATTGACTCGTTGTATGGACCTGAAACTGATGCCCCATCAATGTTTTGGCGATTTGATCCTCCGGCAGGATACAAGTTTTCTAAAAATACTTTGATACCCAAGGGTGTTCCTAATATTTCTTGGATCATGCAGGCATGTGATATATTTGGATTTAAGTTAGATTATGTTTACAGATATTACGGTCAACTTGACTTTAATGCCGTTGAGGATCAAGACGCAAACAAAAGAATGATCGCTGGTTTTTATAACTCAAGACTATCTGATAGAAAATTATCGTTGACTATTGATCAAGTTTGGAAATGGAACGATAACAACAAAACACAGTTAATTCAAGAAACTTAATATGAGAAAACTTTACTACATGGGGTTAGAGCCGTACAAGGCTCGTTACACCCTGCAACTGCAAGATTGGAACACTGCGGCGTTCGATGCCCGTGGGCTCGACTATGTTGTAGTTCCCGGAGAAACACTCAGCAATGATCAAGCCATCGTCACAGGACAGGTGCTGGACGCACATGGACGCACATATTTTGGTATGAGCCAACTGATGAACTTGATCCGTATGATGAAAGCAGGAGAACTCAACAATGAAGATGTTATCTATTTTGAAGACATGTTTCAACCGGGCATTGAAAGTCTCCCCTACATCCTTAAACAAATTCCCACTGCACACCGGCCTAGGATTTATGTTCGCTGTCTTGCTCAGTCCATTGATCCTGATGATTTTGTTCATGTGTGGGGCATGGCTGACTTTATGGGACACTATGAAAAGATGGTGGACTCATTCGTAGACGGTGTACTAGCCACCAACGAAGAGATGGTAATGCACATGAAGATTGCAGGGTGGAAGGCACCAATCTATAATATCAGTGGGTTAGCATTTGGCAAGGCGGAAGTACAAGGTCGGGTCGCAAGTATCAAACCATTTGATGAACGCAAGAATCGTGTAGTATTTTCAGCACGTTGGGATCAAGAAAAACAACCCGACTTTTACATGGACCTCATTGAACAATGGTTTGTAGAAAACCCAGACTCCGATGTTAAGTTCTGTGTATGTAGTGGTAGTAAGTTGAAATCAAATAATCAAACTTACATGAATCGCACAATGCATTTGGTTAACATAGGTCAGTTAAAAGTATACGAAGATTTAGAAAAAAATGATTACTATAATATCGTTAATGATAGTCGTGTTGTGTTTAATTGCGCCCTTCAAGATTGGGTTTCCAACACAGTCAGCGAAGCAGATAGTCTTGGG